ATGATGACCGTGCGCCTGTATGGGGTGCTCCGTCAGTTCGAGCCAAAGCCCGAGCATGGAAGGCCCCGCGGCATTAGGCTCGCGGTCAAGTCTGCCGCTGAAGCGATCAAGGCGCTGTGCTCGCAGTTGCCAGAACTGCAACGCTTTTTGGCCAACGCCCACCTGCGAGGCATGGAGTTCGCGGTGTTTCGTGGGAAGCGGAATATTGGCGAGGATGAACTCGGATTTGGCGGGCCGGAAGTGCTGCGCATTGCTCCGGTGATGCGGGGAAGCAAGCGTGGCGGCGTTCTTCAGACGATCATCGGTGTGATTCTGATCGTTGCCTCCTTCATTCCTGGTTTCCAGGCTCTTATGGCTCCAGGCATTGCCATGGTCGCCGGCGGCGTCATCCAAATGCTCAGCCCCCAAGCCGGCGGCCTGAAGCAATCCGCCGCCCCTGAAAACCTCCCCAGCTACGCCTTCGGCAGCGCCCGGAACACTACCGCCAGCGGCAACCCTGTGCCGATCTGCTACGGCAGGCGCCGCTGGGGCGGGGCGATCATCTCGGCGTCGATTTATGCCGAAGACAAGGTGTAGGAGGCTTCATGGAAACCGTGAACTATGACCTGGTGCTGGCCGACATGTACCGAATCGAGGGCGGCCTCCTTTGCGGCAGTCATGCCGAGATAGCCATCATGGATGGTGGTCGCGAGGTAGATCGCATCCGTCGCAATGGGATGATTCGAGACAGCAGCTACCGCATCCCGTACCAGGGAAAGCCAGGCCTGACTGCGGTGCTGCTGTCGGGAAAATGTCAGGTCCGCTTCGGCGTGGCGGGAGCTGCCCATCATGGATGACCGCCGGCTTTCGATAGGCGAGTATCGGCCCAGCCAGGCCTTCTATTCGCCCGAGTCCATCAGTTCGGCAATGGCGGCATGGACTGAATCATCTTCTGAATCTGAGCGAAGTTACGCTCAAGCTCAGCAATCGCCAGTGGCTGTATCCGCATTATCGCATCGGCGGCGGACTCGCTAGATCCTGCTGGGAGCTCCCACTTGTATTTCAACATGTGGGTCAAGTGCTGCTTGCACTTTTCCAGCTCCCCAGGTCGGGCGGCATAAATCTGGGCGTACAAGTCCTGAATCAGGATGGACTGAGCATGGATCAGGGCTTCGATTCTGTCCGATGAATCGCTCATGGCGACCTCCGTTCGCTTGGGTGAGCCACGAAACTATATCGGGCGGCGATACGTTGCCACCTGGTGTTTATTCCAGCCTGGCTATCGATACAGCCGTTTACCCAGCCCGCTCCGGCGGGTTTCTTTTTGCCCGCAGGAAAGCACATGAACGCAGCAGTAGACATTCGTGGCCGCAAGGGCGGCAGCAGCAAGCCCAAGGCACCGTACGAGGCCGCCGACAGCCTGCAGAGCACCGCTCGGGCGAAAATCCTGATCGCCGTGGGAGAGGGAGAGTTCGACGAAACCCCGGATGCGCGGAACATCTATCTCGACAACACGCCGCTGGCCAACGCTGATGGCGGGCTGAACTTCACCGGCGTGACCTGGGACTGGCGGCCGGGCTCGGTTGATCAGTCGTACATCCCTGGCATTCCCTCGATCGAGAACGAGACCACGATCAACACCGAGCTGCGCAGCGATGCCGCGTGGGTGCGTTCTGTCAGCAACACTCAGCTGTCTGCAGTGCGCCTTCGCTTCGCCTGGCCGGCGCTGCAGGCTCAAGACAACGAGGGCAACGTCAACGGCTACACGATCCGTTATGCGGTAGACGTGGCCACCGATGGCGGCCCTTACGTCGAGGTGCTGAATGAGGCCGTGTCTGGGAAGACCACCAGCCGCTATGAGCGCTCGCGTCGTATCGACCTGCCTGAAGCTTCGAGTGGCTGGCAGATCCGCGTCCGTCGTCTGACCGCCAACCAGAACAGCAACCGCTATGCGGACACGATGATCATCGCCGGCTTTACCGACGTGATCGACGCCAAGCTTCGCTACCCGAACACCGCGCTGCTGTTCATCGAGTTCAGCGCCGAGCAGTTCTCGAACATTCCGCAGGTGACCGTGGAGTGCCGTGCGCGCCGCGTGCAGGTGCCAAGCAACTACGATCCAGCCACCCGAACCTACAGCGGTATCTGGGATGGCACGATGAAGCAGGCCTGGACCGACAATCCGGTCTGGCACACCTACGACATCGTGACGAACGATCGCTTCGGCGTCGGAAAGCGCATCAAGTCGTGGATGGTTGATCGCTGGGAGATGTATCGCATCGCGCAATACTGTGATCAGCTGGTGCCGGACGGAAAGGGCGGCCAAGAGCCGCGTCACATCTGCAACTTCAACCTGCAGAGCCGCACCGGTGCCTGGGAGTTGTTGCGCGACCTGTCCGCAATCTACCGTGGCATGACCTACTGGGCGCAGGGGCAGCTTCGCGTCCAGGCGGACATCCCGCGCGCGACCGATTTCGACTTTGCGTTCACGCGCGCCAACGTCATCGATGGCCGGTTCAGCTACGGCTCAGCCAGCGAGCGCACCCGCTACAGCCGCGCCTTGGTGAGCTACGACAACCCGGCGAACAACTACGACACGGACGTGGCGGTATCCACCGATAAACGCCTGCAGCTGCGATATGGCGACAACCCGGTCGAGATCAGCGCCATCGGCTGCACGCGAGAGAGCGAGGCGCAGAGGCGCGGGAAATGGGCGCTGCTGACCAACAGTCAGGACCGCACCGTGACATTCCGGGTCGGCATGGACGGCCAGATTCCGCTGCCTGGCTACGTCATCCCGATTGCGGATTCGCTCCTCGCTGGACGGGAGATCGGTGGGCGCATCAGTACGGTGGCGGGGCGTGTGGTTACGCTCGATCGCGATACACAAGCCAAGCCAGGCGATCGCCTGATCGTGAACCTGCCCAGTGGAAAGGCCGAGGGGCGTACCGTGCAGAGCGTTTCCGGCCGCGCCGTGACGGTTACCACCGCCTATAGCGAACAACCCGAGACGCAGCTGGTGTGGGCGCTGGATGCCGACGATCTTGCCGTGCCGCTGTATCGCGTGATGAAAGTCAGCCGGCCGGAGCAGGGGGTATTCGAGATCACCGCGCTGCAGTACGAGCCGAGCAAGTTCGCAGCGATCGACACTGGCGCAAAGCTGGAAACCCGTCCGGTGAGCGTGCTGCCGACTGGTGTGATTGATCCACCGGCGAGCGTGAGTATGACTACGTTCAATGCGGTGGATCAGGGAATTGCCGTCAGCACCATGACGATCAGCTGGCCGGCAGTCAGTGGCGCTGTGGCCTATGACGTCGAGTGGAAAAAGGATGACGGCAACTGGGTTCGCCTGCCTCGTGTGGGAGCCTTGGGCGTGGATGTCACCGGCATTTACGCAGGGCAGTACCTGGCGCGAGTGCGAGCGATCAGCGCGATGGAAATCACCTCGATCTGGCGTACCTCAGACCTGACCACGCTGGAGGGCAAGACCACTCCGCCGCCGGCCGTGGCGTACTTGAATACCGTGCCGGAAATCTTTGGCATCTCCCTGCGCTGGGGCTTCCCGGCAGAGGGAGCCGCTGATACCGCGTACACGGATATCCAGTACGGCACCAGCCAGAACGAAGCCACTGCGCTTTCTCTGGGGCAGTTCGCCTACCCAGCCAACACCCACACCATGACCGGCCTTGCCGCCGGCGTGACGTTCTGGTTCCGGGCTCGCCTTGTCGACCGCACCGGAAACATTGGGCCGTGGTCGGATTGGGTAATGGGTCAGTCGAGCGCCGACGCCTCGGCAATCCTTGAGTACATCACCGGCCAGATCACCGAAACCGAGCTCGGCCAGAACCTGCTCGACCGAATCGACCTGATCGACGGCGACGGCCCCGGCTCAGTCAACGAACGCATCCAGGATGCGGTATCGCAAGCCGTCGACGCGCTGGCCTACGACCCCGATCAGGCCTACGCGCAAGGCGAGGCTGTTCGTGGTGGCCCTAATGGCCGGAGGTTGTACCAGGCGCTTGTAGATGTCCCGGCAGCGCCTGACGGTAGCAACGCGCCGCCGAACGACAATCTGTGGATGGACGTTGGCCAGGTAGTCGAGACGGCCAACGGCCTCGCGGTTCAGGTCGCGGAGAACACGGCTGGCATCAGCGTGCTCGACGGGATCGTGACGGCCACGGCCTCGAGCCTGGCCGTTCTGCAGGCTACCTACCGAGACGATGACGGAGAGGGCGAACTGGCGGATGCTTTGCGAGGCGCTGAGGCAACGGCTCAGTTCGCACAGGAGGTGCGTACCCGCGCAAGTGAGGACTACGCGCTTGTCGAGCGCATTACCCAGCTGAAAGCCACTGTGGACGATGAGATCGGCGCTTCTATTACGGAGATCGAGCGAGTCATAGCAGAGGAATTCAGTGCGGTCGCTCAGACGACGCAGCAACTACAGGCGGCGGTAGGCGATAACACGTCCGCGATAGAGACGACACAGCAAGCGGTAGCCGATATGGGCGATGAGCTGTCGGCCATGTGGTCCGTGAAGCTCCAAGTCAACCAGGCTGGGCAATACGTCACTGCCGGTATCGGCCTGGGTATTGAGAACGAGGGGGGCGTGCTGCAATCGCAGTTCCTCGTACTCGCCGACCGGTTTGCCGTGCTGAACGATTTCAATGGCTCGCCTACGTCGCCGTTCGTTGTTCAGGGCGGTCAGGTGTTCATCAACTCGGCGGTGATCGGCGACGCTTCGATTGAAACTGCGAAGATAAAAGACGCCGCAATAGAGTCTGCGAAAATAGCCGACGCAGCTATCGACTCAGCGAAGATAAAAGACGCTGCAATCACTGGAGCTAAGATTGGTAACGCAGAGATTAAGACGCTGAACTTGGCAGGGAACTCAGTGACCGTACCTTACCATATGCAGACGGCGTCAGCAGATTCTGTTAGCACCAGCTGGAGTACCCTACTTTCCTCTGGTCTTGTCACCTACTCTGAGCAGACAAACGTTCTTCTTATATGCGCTGTACAAACCACTAAAGTAAGCGGGACAGATGTAGGAACTACGGAGATAGTTGTAGAGGTGCTTAATTCTTCAGGCACTGTAGTTGTCGTTACTCCTATTAGTAACGCCATAATATATAACGTTTCTACCTTTACTGGGGCTAACAATGGGGCGTTCATGGGGAACGCGGTTCTTCCTGCAGGCCAGTATATTTTCAGAGTTAGAGTTGGAGCACAATATGCGTCTCCGGTTACTGTTTACCGAGTGCCCTGTCTGCGAATGGAGTTATGCGATGAAGAAGGTCATTTATTATGAAAGATCCAGTGGACGCCTGAAATTCGTTCATGTATGTCCCGATGGAACGGAGTTCGAGCAGTTAGCCGGGCTGGGTATCTTAGTTGTCGACCAATTCCAGCCCCATGAAGGTTTCGTCGTAATAAACGGGGAGTTAACACAGCCCGGTAGTCACGACATTGAGACGTCTGCTGACCTGTAAACCTTAAAATAAGGGTGAGCTATGCCACAACAACTCATCAACCTCGGCACCACCGGCAGCGGCGCCGGCGGCGACAGCGCCCGCGCCGAGACATGGACGCTACTGATCGAGCAGAACCCCACGGCCAGCCCGAGCGCCTTGCGCGCCATGCTCGACAAGCTGCACCCGCCCGCCTAAGCCCGCTACGCCCGCACCTCCAACCGGCGGTGCCTCCCCGTGCCTGCACCCCGCGCGGTTGCGGTTTTCAATGCCCGCCACGTGCGGGCTTTTTTACGCCTGGAGAAAAGCATGCCCTGGTATTCCCAAGGACAAGTAGCCGTCACGGCTAATAGCGACACGGTAACCGGCACCGGTACAGCGTTCAGCGCAAATGCCCGTGTCGGCGACGCCTTTCGCGGCCCCGATGGGCGCTGGTACGAAATCACCAATATCGCCAGCGCGACCGTCCTGTCGATTCGCCCGAACTATCAAGGGACGACAGCGAGCGGACAGGCTTACACCATCGCGCCAATGCAGGGCTATGTCAAAGAGTCGGCTGACCGGCTGAGGCAGCTTGTAGATCAGTACGGGTCGCAGCTATCGGCTTTGCAGCCATGGGCGTACGCACCGACACTGGACGCTGCGCAGACGGCATTCGGTATGTCAGCCTCGGGCAAGGAGGTTGCAACAGGCACGGCGGCTCAGGCGCGTACGGCACTTGATACACCCAGCGCAACCGCCCTCAAACAAGCTTCACCCTCCATCCTCATCGTCGACCAGCTCCGCCGCTCTGTCGAGGTGGCCACTGGCGGTCGGCAAACCGTTCTGTACACCGCCAAGGGCCAGCCCAGCCACATGTACGTGCTGCCACGATTCAACTGCGAGGACGTTGCGCCGGGCGGTGAGCTGGGCACGGGCACGCACCCGGCATTTCTGTTCAATGGCACACCCGCGCAGGAGATATTCGTCGGTGCGCACCTTGCTTCCGAGGTTGCTGGCGAGGCTGTCAGCCGACCTTTTGCTGACCCGCGCACGTCAATTAACTTTGATCAGTCGCGTGCCATGTGTCAGGCAAGTGGTCCCGGTTGGGATCTGATGAGCAATTTGGACTGGGCGGCGATTGCGCTCTGGTGCATGGCGAACGGGTACGAGCCGCTGGGCAATACTAATTGGGGGCGCCACCATACCAAGCGCTGGGAGACAGGGCGGCGCGTTGACACCCTGCAGCCGGGCGAGGCAGCCGGCACAGGCCGAACTTTGACCGGCTCCGGCCCGGCAAGCTGGGCGCACGATGGCACGCCCGCCGGCATTCAGGACCTGGTCGGCAACGTCTGGGAGTGGGTCGGCGGGATGAAGATGGTAAATGGTCGCGCCTGGCTTGCTCCTGATAACGGAAAGCTCACCGAGTCACAGTTTGTCGATAGCGGTTTCGATATGCCCACCACAAGGGTGTTCTCAACTGCGTCCGCAGCAGGGGCCAGCGCACTGGTAAAGCAGTCCCTGATTGCCCCAGCTTCGGCCTCTCTCGCTCCGCAGGGCCACCTGTACACCGATCTGACGGCTGAGCGCCTGCCGCTCCGTGGCGGCAGTTGGTACGATTCGTCCAGTGCCGGGCTGGGCGCGTTGCGCCTCAACGTCGCCCGCACGGGTGCGGGCAGCTCTCTCGGCTTCCGTCCCCGCTTTCGCGCTCTGTAATCTGACTCGGAGAAACCAATGATTGACGACCTAATGGACGCAACCCCGACCGTGCCGCATGCGGAATGGGCGCTCGCTGAAATTGAGCGCCGCAAGGTCGCGCGCGAAACGAAAGAGCGTGCCGATCACGAGATTCAGCAGCGCACTACACCTGACGGCCAAATCGCCGCGCGCCGCTATCAGGCGGAGATTGCCGGTATAGACCTCGGCGGCATGCGTATTGACACCGGGCGGGATAGTCAGGGACTGATCGCCGGAGCGGCACTGGCTGCCGTGCTCGACCCGCTGTACAGCGTGCGATGGAAGACGCCCGCCGGTTTTATCGATCTAACTGCCGAGCAGATCATAGGCGTAGTCAGCGCAGTGCGAGCGCATGTGCAGGCGTGCTTTGACCGAGAAGCCGAGCTGCTGGTCGAGATTGAGAACGGAACGCTCACGCCGGAGATGCTAGAGGAGGGCTGGCCGAATGAACCGGTTTCCGAACCCGCTCCAAGCTGAACTGCTACCAGACCGTAAAACTTGGCGGCTGCTTGAGCCTTTTTCGTATATGGACCCTGACCACGGGCTGATCGAGGTTCCGGCCGGCTTCGAGACCGACTTCGCGTCGGTGCCGCGCTGGCCTCTCACGTTCGCACTACTGGGGCAGTACGGCCACGCAGCGGCGGTGCTGCACGACTGGCTTTATTCGATCGGCCAGCTATCCCGCGCCGACGCTGATCGGGTGTTCCTCAATGCCCTACGCTCAAGCGGCATCGCCCGATGGCGGGCTTGGCTCATGTGGGCCGGCGTCCGAATAGGAGGCGCCAACCGATACAACCAGGCCCCGCCAAGTGCGGGGTTTTCTTTGCCTGGAGATTGACGATGCAAACTTCACAACGAGGCATTGACCTCATCAAGCGATTCGAGGGGCTGCGACTTACCGCCTATCCGGACCCGGCGACTGGCGGAGATCCCTGGACGATCGGCTACGGCACAACACGTGGCGTTCGACCTGGCATGTCTATCACCTCAGGTCGCGCCGAAGAGTTGCTGCGCGCCGATCTGGAGCGGTTCGAGGCGGCGATAGGCCGACTGGTAACCGCGCGCCTCTGCCAGCACCAACTGGATGCCTTGGTCTCGCTGACCTACAACATCGGCGAGGGCGCGCTGCGTGATTCGACACTGTTGCGGATGCTCAACGCTGGCGACTATGCCGGCGCAGCGCTGCAGTTCGACCGCTGGGTCCATGCTGGCGGGAAGATCATGCCGGGACTAGTCAAGCGCCGTGCTGCCGAGCGGGCTTTGTTCGAGGATGCCCGGTGA